GTCCGTCAACCATGCCATGGTTACGGATCGCGGAACGTCTTTCTCGGGTTGCAACATCCACGGCTCCGGCGGGAGTGGTATTTCTTCGAGGGTTTCCCCGTTCCATTGTGTCCCGTACTGGCGAATAGGGAGAGATCCAACAAGCGAACAGATGACGTCACGCGACCGCGAGATTGCACCGAGGTTCAACGCCCGCGTCCGTGATACCCCGACAGTATTTCCGAACGCGAGCGCGGTCCCCCCAGTAGCAATAGTTCCCGTGCCAGAACCGCTAGAGGCTTTGACGATGCGATTAAGTAGTGATGCCATGTCACTCCATTATCACACGAGAACGACGCGCGTGTGTGAAAAGAGACAGAGATAGAGATTTCTTTCTAGAGGCGTCTAGTTGGGCGTGACGATGCGATTTGAGGTTTGCGTTTCGTTGTCGGTTTCGACGCCAACGCAACCGCCCATATCATCGTCCGACACAACTCGATCGGACCGGAAGATTTTTGCGACGACACGATGTAGCCCGAGGAGGTCTTGACGCCGACCGCGCGGGCGACGTGTTGGTGCAGCATTTCTTCCCGTGTTGAACGGATGCGTCGTTCCGCGATCATTGTCCTCACAACGGCGGTCCACTTTGAGATCTCACCATGTCCGACCGTCACCCAACGCTCCCGCAAATGCTCGGGGACGTGTAACTCCAACGACGGAGGACCGGCAAGGATGAGAGTTCGTGTGGCGGCTTCCTCCGCAACCTTTGTCCACATGGCGGTCTCATTATCCACAACAAACGCCACAGTCACTCCAACGGTTCCGTCGTCAAATGCGGATGCGCGTACCCCGACGAGGCGTTGCACGTCGACCGAATGCTCGACGGCAAGGACTCCTCCCTCTGGGATAGGACCGTCGAAAAGGCATTTTTCCCACGAGTCGATTGACGGTAACCACGAGCGAACATTCGATAGGTAAAGGTTTGCGTGTCCTCGGAGGAAACCCGCTTTGTCGGGTTCTTGTGCCGCCACTCGTAGCGCGTCGAGTGTGATTGTTCCGTGTCCGAGACTGGGGTTCGACCACCTCCAGTTGTTCTCGTTGAATGGATCCGCGTTTGGAGGGATGCTCCATTCCATAAACAGACTCGGAGTTGGTTTGCCGGAGTCGATTGCGGCGAGTGCTTTTTCTCGGATTTGGAGGAGAAGTGTGGAGGACTCGTCGCCGGCGGTAGAGAACATAGCGAGGAGGGGCGAGCGTCGAGCGATTTGCGAGGGGCGATACCCGTCCACGATCACGGTTGGCGCGACGTGCCAGATTTCGTCGGCGGCGATGTAGTCGTAACTTCCTCCGTGGGCAGACGAGGGAACTGCAGCTGCTACTTCCCACTTAGACCGGTCAGGCATTGTGAGAGTCATTCGACCCGCCGACCACATGGGTTTGCCGTCGAAGTATTCCTCCAAAATGGGGAACAACAGTCGCGCGACTTCTTCGGCGCGGTGGAGTTTGTGCGCGGAGTTGAGGACGTTTTGAGGTTTGCCTCTCATGGCTGCAAAGTCGGTTAGCCACCACCCAATACTCGCACATAGCATGAGGGTCTTACCTTGTTGACGGGCACACCCGACAAAACTTTCACGGTGATAAAAGTCCGCCACCGGAGAGTCCGAAGTCGGTTTCGTGAGAAACATTCGATGCAGGACGTACTTTTGCCACGGGAAGAACTCGACCTGCAAATACTTCCTCGCCCACTCCACGATCTGGGGTCCGTAACTGTCCTCCCCAACACTAGTCGTCTCTAATCGTGGCAATTCACGCCCGATCTCTGGATTTTCCCCCAAGTCATGACCGGTCCTTTGCGTTTCTTCCTGTTCTCTCAGAGATATCTCCTTGCTAGTGGCTCGGGGTGGGGAGGGGTTGTCATCCAAGAAACGAGGGAGAGGTTTGGTGGTTTGCATTGCTTCCTCTCGTGCGGCGAGTCGAGTTTTGTTCTTCGCTTGGAGGTAGGCGTTCCCCTTTTTGGAGTTGCATTGGGCACAGCATGGCGCGAGGTTGTCGAGCGATGAGGTGCCGCCACGGTCCACCTCGATTATGTGGTCGACTGTTGTTGCTTTTCGCCGGCGACAGTAGGCGCACATGGGTTCGTCTGCGAGGACGATGCGTCGGTTGTTTCTGTATTCGGTGGAGTCGTATTCCCTAGCCATTGGTAAGTCCTTGTCGGTTGTGTTGGCCCCCTGCTACCGCGCCCCCCCGAGGGGGCTTGCTAACTGAGAGCGTGAGTAGATCTGTGGTTCGTGTCCCCCCGCGGTTTTGGGTTTGTCTCCCATGGTCGCCGGATGTAATCGATGTAGGACGGTCACCATTCGCGTTTGTGTCGTTCGTACGCTGCTCGACCCGCACGAGGGCAGGGTCGTCGACCCTCGTTCCCGAGTATTCTTCCGGCAGAGTGCAAACCCCTACGCGGGCGTGGTGTCGTTCAGTTGTGGTCGGTGAGGGTAGCACGTTACTTCGGGCGGTGGATCAACTCGCCAGAGTCGAGGAGTTTTTTGATACCCAGTAGGGCAACTCCGTATCCGATGCCGCCACCGGTAACGAGTGAGATGATGACGAGGAGGAGTGTCATGGTTTCCTCGATAAGCGTTCCACTATGGCATCGAGGTCTCTGGGTCTCCACAAGTACCACTCCGCCCACGGTGCAAGATGCTCGGACCATTCGATCTGTTCGATTGAGAGTCGTCCTGACTCGGACTTCAACTCTGCGAAGATGAGACCACCGACGCGTTGTGACGTGGTAGCGCGAGCGAGGACTAGATCTGGGAAGCCTTTGTCGCCGGCGAGGGCGGTGCGGTATCCGCCTTTGTAGTCGCGGACCGCTAGAGGGTGAAACCGTTTCCAACCGTTGACGAGGGCGAGTTGTAGGACTTTTTCTTGGAACAAACGCTCGGAGATTTTGAGTTGTGTCATGACCGTCCGTGCCTTCCGTGTCGGTCGTAGAGGAACATTCCAACGAGGATCATGAAACACGAGTGAGAGACGAAGTAGAGGAACTCAATCATGGTTCCGCGTCGAGTTCTGCTTGTTGGGATGCCGCCACAATGCGTCGTACTTTGTCGAGGATTTCGAGTCGTACTTGTACCGGTACGCGGTCGTCTTTTGTGACGTCCACGATTGCCTCGAAGAGTTGTTCGGAGTGGTTCCATGCGCGGTCGATTGCTGCTTTGTGTAGTCCGTAGGCGTCCATTTGTAGGTCCTCGATCATGTCTCGTGCGGTTCCGTTATCCATTTTTTAGTTCTTTTAGTTCGTTGGTTTGTAGTTCAACGGTCAACGACAAGAGACCGATGTATTTGCGTAGGCGTTCAATTTCGTCGGCTGCCTCTAAACAGATTGGCAACTGACCTGCGTACTTTTCGCGTAGTTGGGTCACAATGTCATTGTCCACTAGAACGGCTCCTCGTCTGTTGTGTTTGTTGGTAGATCTGGGAAGTTACCCGATTTGAGTTCGTCGATGAGGGATGCGATTTCGTGTTTAGTGAGTTGTTCCAGTCCAACGGGTGGCAGTTGGTCGGCGTTTTTGTAAAACGATTTGGCGTACCCGATCTGCTTGTCGGTTGCTTTGTTCGTTGGCTCCGAGACGGTGTAGGAACCTTGCGTCCGTGTTTGGCGTTGTTGTGGTGGCGGCGTTGTTCCCGTGTCTTTCATCCATAGCCCGAGTGCGATGCCGAACCTCATCGCGGCGTTACGGAGGAAGTCGGAGACAAGTTCTTTGTCGAGGTCTGGTTTGTGGGCTTCGACGGATCCGACTGCCCAACGGGTGACTCCGCACAACGTCAACCGTCCCCACATTGTCGCCATGTCGACGGAGATTGGGTCACGGTCGCGGCGTGGAATGTGTCCGTTTTGGATGCGGATAGCGGGGAGACCGTCTGCTCCGAGTACCGGTTCCCACGTCCAACACGGGTCGACTTCGGAGAGTGCTTTTGTGATTTCGGCGTGTCCGACATAGGACAACGAAACGCCGTTCTTGTCGAGGACGGAAACTATGGACGGGTCGGGATGCCCGTAGCGGTTGAATACGTCTGCTAGTTCAATCATTGTCGAGGTTGCTTTCTAGTTGAAGTGTTGCTCGTAATTCTTGACTGTACGCCTCGCGGGTGGCGGTGTAGAGATCTATGGCGCGTTGAAGGAGTGATAGTTCGTTAGTTTCGATAAACCGTTCGACGGAGTTGTGGATGAAAGCGTTTGTTGTTCTCCAGTCCATGCACCACCGTTCCCAAAACTGCAGCTGCTTCGCGAGGTCTGCTTTTTGCTGGAGTAAAACAAACTCCTCTAGACGGTTTGCAGCGTTGGCTAGGACTTGCCACGACGCGGTTTTGCCGGCGAGGTCGGCGTCGACTGCGAGGTTGCGTAGCCGTTGGATCATGGTTTTATCGTCCACAATTTCTCCCCCATTTTTTGACGATTGGATTTCGTGATTTGCAGATGAACGATTGGAGGTTCATGCAGTTTTGAGTCTTAATCGCACCCCAACCCCATGGACCGACGGGAGGGTGAAACTTCCGCCCGTCGTGGAACCCGAGAAACGCGATGCGGTCAACCACGATTGCCTGTTGGCGTGGCGTGTATCGAGATCCGTTGGACGAGTGTGACCATTTCTGCCAAACCCCGCGAGCGATACCGAATGCGGAGGTATAGGACTTCGTTTCGTGTTTCCAGTTGGAACCCGTTTCGCATTGTGCGAGGCGAATATAGAAACGAGCGTCGCCTACTGCAAGACCGGCGAACGCGGAACGCGCTTCCACGGGTGCGGGGTGTGCGAGAGGGAGGAGTGCTAGTGACACGGCTAATGCAAACCTCCCCCTCACGATTTACTCCTCCAAACGGTGAGACGTTGGTTGTGACAATGCTCGCCGCCACGAGTGGAGAATGTCGTTTGTCCTGTGTTCTCGATGAGTCCTTTGCCTCGTGCAGCGTTGAGGCGTCCCGCCATTCCTTTAGTGACTGGGAACTCGGGTCCTAGTTGGATCCACACGTCGTCCGAGGTGAAGTATTCGAGACGGCTAGCGACTCGCACAATGGCGAAGTCGACTGCGGCGATTTGTTGTTGGGTCCACTTAAAGTCGCCCGCAACCTTGGAGGCGATCATCCCGCGCTCGAACCCTGTTGCGTGGTCGAGGAGGGTTTTGAGTGGTGCGGTTTCTGGGGGGTTTTTGCCTTTGGCGTTGTACCAATGCGTCACGCAAAGGACTCCCATAGTTGGGAAGCGGTTGCAACCGGTCGCGGTGCAGTCTTTCATTGTTTTCTCCTATGTCGGGTAGGTGCGAGAGAGACCGCCTATGGAAGCGTGGGGGACAGTCTCTCCCGCATAGGGGACTCTAACGAGTCACTCTGTCGGAGTGGTGGATTGTTGTTTCTTCCAGTCGAGGAGTTGGTGGAACGCGGCTCGCATTTTCTCCTCGGAGGCTCCCATTTCAACGGAGACCTCTACGTGGAACCAACGACCGTTTGGTGCGCCCGAGACGGTCTTTTTGTCGTATTTCTGCCATTTGGCGCGGTCACAACGCCACCCGCGACCGTGCGGGGCGGGGTGATAGTCAATGATTGCCTCCAGTCCGAGTTCGTCTGCGAACTCGACGAGAGCGTTCATCCATTCGTCCGCGACGGCGCGGGAGGACCAACCGAGGTCGGCGGCGGTTCCGCGGGCGTGGACTGATATTGCAGATTTTCCCCGCATTTTGCGGATCTGAAATGTTCCGAGGTTGCGGAGTTTCTTGTCGGAGTATTTGACGAGGGCGCGGACAAGGTATTCCGTGCCGGCTTGCTTGCCTCGAACGGGTTTGACTTTGAGACCGGTGTAGGGGCGTTTTGTGGAAGTCATTGTTGGGGTTCCTTTCCGCGTCCGAAAGACGGATCGTTGGGGTTTGCGCCTCTAGCGAGGAGAGGGATTAGGGATGCAGCTGCACCGATGATCATTGAACGAGGGTCGAAGTTGCCGGAGGCAACAAGGGTCAAAATAGCGACGGCGACTGCTCGCGCGTATTCGGCTCCGATTGCTAGGAGGGCACCACGGGTCATGGTTTGGGTTTTCTCTTCTGTGCGGGCTTCCTAGTGGGCTTTGGTGGGGCTTGGGTGGCGTGGTAGTCGATGTGGTTTTGGAGTCGGTCGCCGTAGCGGTCGGTCTTTTTTTCGACTCGTTGGAGGTTGATGAGGACGTCGTCGAGTTTGTCGGCGTTGCGTCCGTGGTCGCGGTTGTTTTGTCGCCGGCTTAGTTCGAGTAGGGCGACTGCGACGGAGAAACCGCCCCCGATAATTGAGACAAGGATTGCGTCGGACATAACTAGTTCCTGTATCCGTAGACGCGAATGATGCCACCGGTGAGGGTGCCTGCGCCGGCTACCAAACTAAAACCGGTTTGGGATGCTGCGTTGCTATCCCTTCCACCTCGTACGGAGAAGTATTGGTGGTCGGCGTGTTGTGACATGACGTGCGTCGGAGTTGCTAGAAATGGGCTAATTATCTCCGTAACGGTTGAGGAAAGATCGACGTTCGTGTTTCCAATGCGAATGCCGTTCGACGTGTTGTTTTCCTGTTCTCCTACAAAAGAAGTAATCCCGAAAAGGGTGTACCCGCCGCCGTACGAATACGTCGAGCCTGTTGAGTTGTTGAACTTCATGTAGAGAATTGCGATGGATGACGCGTCGCCTGTCTGATAGATCATTTTGTAGTTATCGAAAAGTGACGAGAACGCGCCTTGCACGGTTACGGATCCGACACCGCTTCCGATTGTTACGTCGCCGTCGGGCGAGACTGTGCCGTTGACCGCGCCTGTTGGGATTATCTTGAAGAACCCAATTTTGGAGTCGACGGCGGAGGCGAGGTCTTGGATATTTTGTGCGCCGTTGGCGACTGGTTCTGTTGACTGCGGGTACGGAAACCCATAGGTCGAGTTGACTGTCATATTTTGCTCCTAGAGGTAGGTGTAGAGGAGGTCATCCCACGAGAGGAAGTTGTTTGGATCGTTTAGAACATCATCCCATAGCAGAGACGGCGAAACCTGCGACCATGTCTGCGAGAGTTCCGAATAGTCCGAATTTGAGATGACAAGTTCGATGCGCCATTGGGACCGGTCGATTGTGTGCCGTACTTGCTCGATGTAGGCGCGGTCCTCGAAACCGTCTGCGGTTATTTGTGCGACGTCGAGTTTGGCGTTGGGTTGGAGTTGTAGTGCGATCTGGGACGGGTTGAGGTCGAGTAGTTCTGCGGCGGTGCGGAACGACACGACGGGGTAGCCGGCGGGTGAGTGTGCGCCCAGATACCAAAACGCCAACGCGACGACGTCGGGGTAGTCGGTGAGTCCCGTTTGGATTGTTTGGTGACGGACGCCAATTTGATCGATAGAGGTTTGGTTCACTTTTGAGTAGGAACCGGACTGATAGACGACGGTGACGGAGTTGCATACGTCGTCAATGTTGCGGTCGATTGAGTAGTCGAGGAGTACCTCGTCGGAGGTGATTTCGATTGGGATTTGGAAACCGCTTGGAGGGCGTGACGAGATGACGAGGGACTGTGCTCCGATGTTTGAGTAGAGGTAGTTGGACGCGCCTTGTTGGATGATTGGTTCCAGATACGGGAGAGGGTTTGTGTATGTGATCGGGAGGTCGAGTGCGACGTATGCGTTGGTCGATGCTTGCATTTGGGAAACCAACGGGGAGAACCCGAGTGCGGCGTTGAGTGCGGCGTTTGTGTAGGTGAAGATTTCCTCGTTGTAGAGGAGGGAGTTTGTTTGTGCCGCCCCGCTTGCGAGGTAGAGGTAGTTGTCGACTAGGGAGAACCGGATTTCGTAGGCGTCGGAGGTCATGTCGGTGACGTTGCCGTAGAACAGTCTTTCCGGTGTTGCGACTGATCCCCATTCTCGGACTTTGATTTCGAGGAGTGTTCCAAATGTGATCGAGTCTCTTGCGTAGCCTTCGTCCGCCAGTAGTGCGAATAGGTCTTGTTTGAGGAACGACACGGACGCGTAGGTTTGCCCGATTGAGGAGTTGAGGTCTTGTCGTCCGTTGGTGATTTGGATTGGTGCGGAGATTGTCCCGTCGAGTTCTATGCCTTTTGCAACGTCGAGGACTTTGACTTCGTAGCGGTTCATCAGTAACCAAACCTTGACGTCTGTCCTGCGAGGATTTTTTCAATTTGGCGGGCGGTTGATACTGGGTCGATCGCGCCTTGGATGATGATCGTTGGACCGCCAATGCCGCCACGGTCTAGCGGGATTACTGCTTCGTCTTTGCCGCCTTCACCGATGAGGGCGAGTGTGCCTCCGGAGGATGCTTTGACGATGCCTCCGTCGGCTAGTGCGGGGACTCCACCGGAGAGGAGGAAGTCGACTTCGACTCCGAAGTTTTTCTGAATGTTTTGCAGCTGCTTCGCGGTGAGTTTTTTGGAGGAGAGTTTGAGTTTGTATTTCGAGACGACTTCGTTGATGCCGGCGACGAGTGCGTTGCCTGCGGTAATGCCTTCGCTGCGGAACTGGGTTGCGGCGTTGTTGCCGACTGTCGTTCCGAGTGTGTTCACTTCGGCGGTGAGGGCGTTTGCTTGGGCGATTGCGGATGCGCCACCGTTGAGGAGTTCTGTTGCGATTGCGGACCCTGCGTCGGTGCCGGCTGCGAGGACTTGTTGGAGTGCGGTTTCGGATAGTCCTGCGGCGATGAGTCGGTTGACGAGTACGGAGTAGTCGCGGATTTTTTTGACTTGTGCTTCGAGTCCTGCGAGGAACCCCGTTCCCGCTTCGTCGGCTGCCTCTTTAGCGTCTGCAAATGAGAATGACGAGGTGACTGTTTCGGAGACTGATTGGGCGAAGTCTGCGAACTGTTTTTTGGCTGCGGTGAGAACTTCGTTTGCTTTTTCGACTGCTCCCCCGAGGTCGTCTTTGATGCCTCGTCGGAGGTCTGCGAGTTTGCGTTTGAGATCTTCGGCGCGTCGTTCTGCGGTGATAGCGGCTTTCGCTGCGTCCTCTTCGGCTTTCTTTTCGGCTGCTCGTCGAGCGTCTGCGGCGCGGGTGGCGGCGTCGATTTGGTTTTTGAGGAACCCTGTTTCTTGTGCTGCGGAGGCGGTTGTGTCGGCGTAGGTCTGGGTGATCTTTGTTGCGTCTTTGATTTTGGCGGAGATTGTAACTAGGGCTGCTGCGCCGGCGAGGGCGGTCACGATGCCTATTCCGGTTGCGACTTGGACGGCGGTGAATGATGTTGCGAGGGCGGCGTTGACTGCGGTTGTGATTATTCCCGCTGCTTTCCATGCGAGGAGGGCGACATTGGCGGCGACGATTGCGCCGGAGAAAATGCCGACAGAGACTCCGAGTGCCGCCACGAGTGGAGCGTTTCTGCCGACCCAGTTTGCGAGGTCAATGATTAGCGGGAGTAGTGCTTCCATGACGGGGAGGAGTGCGGTTCCGATGCTTTCTTGGGCTTCGTCTACTGCGATCTCAAAACGGCGGAACCCGCCTGCGGCGGTCGCTGCGGCTTCCTCGGATGCGTTGCCGAAGTTGCGGTCTAGTACGTCGAGAACTTCGGAGAATGTTGCGCCCTCTTTGATGAGTGTTTTTAGTTCTGGCGATAGTTGCGCGAGTGCTTTTTGGTTGCCGTTGTAACCCTTCGACAATGCGTCGGAGACGGTTTGTAGATCCTTGCCTGTGGCGGCGGATACGTCGAGGGCAACGTTGAGGAGTTTTTGTGCGGTGGCGACTGATTGCGTACCGGTCACCAACGAGGCGAGCGCGGGACGCAACTCACTATCCGCGACGGCGGCGGACATGGAAAGTTTGGAGATCATTTCTTCGACGGAGGCAATTTGCGCGTCCGTGGCGTTGGTGGATCTGCGTAGTTGTCCTGCGAGTTTGGCTTGTTCTTCGGCGTCCTCTGCTGCGGCTTTAGCGGCGGACAGTCCTGCGACTGCAAGACCGGTAAGTGCGGCTGCGGCGGGGACTGCCGCCTTGCGAACGGCGAACCCTGCTTTGGCGGAAACGCCTTGGAGAGACTTCAGTTCCTTCGTTGCGTCCTTGATGCCTTTGTCGATAAACGACGAGACGATTGGGAGAAAAACTCCGTTAGCCATGATGACCTCCTAGTACCAAACGCTCGGGGCGTCTGGTTTGGTTATGTCGAACCGGTAGCCACGGATTGCGGAACGTGCTTCGGGCGTGTTGGGGACGAGTTTGCGGTTGACTTGTTTTGTGACTTTTTCGAGGGCTACCCCGATTGACTCTCCCGCCACGTCGCGGATTTCTCCACGGGCTTTCCAGATACCTCGTTGGGCTTTTTCGTGTTCGACTTTGAGTTTGTTGAGAAACGCGATCGACTGCTCCGCGGTCACGGGGCGTCCGAGACTGTCGTTTTTCCCGCGCTTGGATTGACTGCCGTTTCGCATACCGGCAACGGAGAACAATGCGCCTCCCGCGTTTCGTTGAACGATTGTCACGATTGGGAATGCGTCTGCCCCGCGTGGTTTGCGTCCACCGACGACAACTTGGACGCCCGCTTGGACTTTCTTTCCGTCGTATCCAAGACGACCGCCGCGAGTGCCGCGGGTCCACCCGCGGAGTTTGACTTCCTGCGGGTATTGGGCGCGGGCGGGTTCTAGTAATCCAGAGAGATCCCGTTTCACTTCACGGACTGCAGCTGCTCGCGCCTTCGGTGAAATCTCGCGTAGTTCTGCTAATGCTTCGCGTACTCCGTAAATGTCGAGCGTCGTTTCGACTGTCATTTGCGGATTGCTTTGTTTTGTTTGTTGCCTATGTCGGCAAGCGTGACGAGCATTTTGTGATCTTTCCAGAGTTCGCTAGGACTGATCCCCGTCGCGAATGCGACTTCGGCAACTAGGCGTCCGATGCTCCCGACGGGGTGTGGGAGTTTGGGTCGGAGAGTTCTTCACGGTTCACGATTTCGCATTCGCTGAGTGATTTCCCGAACTGCTCCAAAGTTTGCGAGGTCTCTCCGCGGTCTGTTAGTTCTCGCCATGCGAGGAAGATGTAGTCGTCCATTCCGAAACCGCGCTCCGCCAATTTGGAGAGTCTGGTTTTGTTGTGGAGTTCCCATTGGCGAACAGTCCACGGAGAGGTCTCAACCTCGCGTGATTGTGTTCCGTCGTTGACACGAATGACGAACATAATTTCTCCTTATGCGGGGGTAAAGGTTGGGTCCCCGTCGACTGGGAAGGTTAGATCCATTTCCAACGCGGAGTCTGCTGCACCGCCGGCGGTCGGGTAGACGGGGATGACGTTTCCTGTGATTGTCATTCCACCGTCGACAACCAACTCGAAGGGGATTGCGGTTCCTGCGGTTGCTGCGACGACGAGTGCCTCTGCGAGAGACGATGCTTCGTTCCAGTCTTGGAACGCGCGGACGTTGAGTTCCCAAGTTGTCGGGAGTTGGATTGTGGTTGGACCGCTAAGGGTCTGGTACGTCTCGGAGTTGTTGGTTGGAACGAGGGTCACTTCCGCGGTTTGTGCGGAGTATGAGTCGTTGTCAATTTCGAGGGTGAGTTGGCGTCCGATGAGGATTGTTGCCATGTTGTTATCTCCTTATGGTTTTGGTGAGAGTGAGGTTGTACGCGGGGAGATCTGTTTCTCCGACCGTGTAGATCTGCGGGTTTCCTGTGGTTGCCGGTAATGCTTCCACAATGACGTCCGCCATGTCGAGGATTGTTTTGATTGCGTCGAGGTTTGCCGGTGGCGGCGCAACACAAACGACGGAGAATGAGAGCGTGAAGATTTGCCCGTTGACGTCTTGGATTGTGGGCGGGTCGACTATGACCATTGGCGGACGAAGGTTTCGCGGGTCTGCGGTTGCCTGTAGTCCTAGGTCGTTTATCTCCCCGACGAGTTCCAAGTATGCGTCTACAAATGCGCCCATTATGCGATCCGAGGTTTGAGTGTTCCGAGGAGTTTATTGATTTGTGCGTCGGAACCTCCGACGGTGACGTTGGATGCGAAGTCTTGGAACGACGAGAAAGACTCGACGGAACCTCGTTCGCGATACAACGCTGCACACTTCAACACGGTCCCCAGTTTTGCGGATGCGTTTGGAACTGCGTTTGGTAGATCCGAATAGCCAGAGATGCGGCGACGGTCGAAGCACCATTCGTTCCCCGCTTCGACTGCGAGTGTGAGGAAGTCCTCGTCGAGTTGTGTTGCCGGTTCAATTCCGAGGAAACCCAAAACGTCGTTCTCGTCTACCCAACGGACCTCGACCTCTAGGAGTCCAGTAACTGCAGCTGCAGCGAGCGAGGCGTTTCCTTGTGTCCATGAGACGGTCTTGTTGGTTGTGTTGAGTGTGGCGATTGTGTGGTTGCCGTCGTAATGGTCGAGCGATACTCCCGCGACTCGGATTGGGTAGCCGACCTCTAAGTGGTCAACGTCGGAGAGGGTCAGAGTGTGGACGCCAGAGACTAGAACTGCGTTCGTGACTGTCTTTGGGAATGCCATTCTCCGACCCTCTCTTCTTCGTTGTTTTTATCAGGCTGGTGAGACGAACTTGACGAACGCGTTCGGCTCCAAAACCAATGAGGCAAAGTAGCCACGCACGGCGAGACGGACTGATGCGTTTGCTGGTTGGTCGACTCGGATGACGCCTTTGCGCTGTTCGTACAGTTCAATACCGACTGGGTTTCCGAGGATCATTGTTCCTGCCGCAAAACGGTTAGAAACAACGAAAGTCAACCCGAGTCCGTTGATGACAAATGTTCCGGGAGCCATTGTTCCGGCTGCATTTGACGGGCCCGTTGTTGGCAAGATGCGCTCGTTTGCTGCGTTCTTTGACTTTCCAAGGGTTGCCCAACGGTCCGTTGAGACGAAAACGTGGGTTGGCAGTTCGTCGATCGCGTCGTCGACGAATACTGATCCGTCGTATAGCGCGTCGATGATTTCGTCGCCGTCTGTCCAGTCGGCAATCTCGATTTCTTCGGTTACGCCTGCGACGAGTGATGCTGTTGCAATCGTTTCGGTGCGTCGTGCATAGATGCGAACCATGTCATTGAGTGTGAGGTTGACCATTGAAGGGTCGCTCCAGTCGAGGACTTGTTCGGAGAGGTCTACATATCCGCCGACGAGTTTGTTGGTTACTGGGATCTTAGAGATTTCGAGTGCCTGCGATGCGAGGTCGTCGAACTCTGCAACTTGTACGTCGACGTCGACGTGTTGGGTGATTTTGCGTCGGTTCCAGATTTCTGCGTTTGGTGCTGCAAGTGTTCCTACTGTGTCGACGAACCTACGACGACCGGACACGTTGGAAAAAACTTCTCCGACGAGTGGTTCTGGCAAGATGCCGGGGACGTCGCCGGTTCCGTTTTCTGCGGCGAGGATTGCGGGATTGCCTGTTACGACTCCGGAGAGGTATTCGGCTGCGGTCACTTTGCGCGGTGCTGCGAATGTGAGTGGTTTTGTTTCTTGGGTCGGCGCGGCTGCGTCGATTTCTGGGTGGTTTTCCATTGGTTGCTCCTCTGGTGTTTCTTGGGTTTCTGTTGGTTCTTGCTCGGGTTCTTCCGCCGTAACGGAAAGAACTCGGGCTGCTTTGTAGGCGGGGAATGGAACGAGCGAAAGTTCCTTCCAGATAGCCGACTTGACGCGCATGACGCCTTGTGCGTCGAACGTGTAGTCGGTTACTTCGACGCCTACGGAAACGGCGTCGTAGTAGTTGTCCGGTCCTGCGAGTGAGAGTGCCTCATTTGCAAGGGTTGTCGGTGCGAATGTTGCTTGTGCGTAGACCGCGGTTTTGTCGGCGGTTCGTGCGACGACCATTCCAAGGGGTTTCTCTGGATCATGGTCGAGCATGAACTTCGGCGCGGGTCCGTCGGTTGGGAGTGACCCTTCCTCGAAGATGACTTCGGTTCCGTCGGATACTCGCGCCGCCACGCCAAATGGGACCGCGACTGCCGTCAGGCTTCGCGATGTTTCACCTTCGGCGGCGTCGATTGTGAACTCAGACGCTAATAAAGAGATTTTCATGTGGGAGTCCTTTCTTGCGTTGGGGTTGGTGCGGGGAGGTTTGTGTCGAGTGGGTTGTCTGTCCATGCGGTGCGGTCGAGGCGAATGATGCGTCCGCGTGGGGTGATTGTGTTAGCGGACAAACCTTGTTCGATTGCTTCGATGTATCCGAGTGCGCCGAAGGTAACTGCGTCCGCTTTTGCTTGTTGTGCGTTCTGGTAGGTCATTCCGCCGGTGGCGATGCCGACGATCCACGGCGGGACGTTTGCGTGGCGTGAGAGTTCGAGTGCGGCGTACTGGCGAGCCTCGACGAGTTGCAGTCGTGACGGATCCATTGTTGACTCCACCCAGTCGACTTCCTCGGGGGCGAATGCGGTGCGTCCCTCTTGTCGTGCTTCGGACCATTCCTCCGCCATAGCAACCATTTCGTCGCGGTCGAGCGGTTGACCTTTGCGTTGTTTTAGATGACCGGCGGGAGTGTCGTTCACCGCGTATCGTTCCGCTGCAGCGTCGAGACGTTCTGCGATACGGATTGACCGTTGCGCCGCCACGAGTAGCGGTTCATAGGGCGAGTAGAAAATGTGAACGAGTGACTGATCGAGAATGTTGCCGGCGTAGGTGATTTGTTGGATTTTGCCAATTGGACGATTGCCACGGAACGCGGCTGCAGTAATTGACACGTCCTCGGCGGGTAACCATTGGAACCGTGCCGGTGATCCGTTCGCATACTTTTCGGTCGTGTAAAGGTAGGCGCGACCGTGGAACATGAGGTCGTCCGTCAACCATGCCATGGTTACGGATCGCGGAACGTCTTTCTCGGGTTGCAACATCCACGGCTCCGGCGGGAGTGGTATTTCTTCGAGGGTTTCCCCGTTCCATTGTGTCCCGTACTGGCG